TACTTCAATAAAATAATTATTTATAACTGTTGCAGCTAAAATTGGATTACCCGTTGTTGCTGTTATTTTTATTGCTTTGTAAATTAATGCTTTCATATCCTTTTGTTTTTGTTTCAACAAAGATATGTATAAATTCTATTAATAACCAAATTTATTTTAATTTATTTTAAAAAAAGGGGAATCATTTTACTGAAACCCCTATAAACATTGGAAAAATAGGATGAATAAAAAACCGATGTTTTAAAATAAATGCGTAATTATAAGTAAAGCGCTAAATAAATGCGTTAAACGCGCAACCTGCCCGTTGTGTTTTGAATGAATATAGCCCTCAACCGCCTTAACACCTCCGCAAAAACCGTTTCTATGATGCCATGAATCAGTACCGGAAGGAGATCGCAAACTTTCAATCGTGATTCCTGGAAAATCCTTCCCCGATTTATGGTGAATATGGTGAGTGTAAACATATCTGTGTTTTGTATTTGCCCACAATATAGAATACTCAGTTGCGTATAGCAATGGCAACGCTTCTAATTTTGCACCATCACCGTGTGTGGTCCCGATAAAGTTGTCAAAGTATTGGAATGCCTTGCGATGCTTCAAGTCTACGTTAAATGTAATGTTATTTGATTTGTTAAAATGCGCTTCAATTAATTGCAATAAAAAGAATCCATGCGTATAGTCATGATTTGATGGATTGTAAACGACTTCCACGTCTGCAATAGGAATAAGCATTTCGAGTAGTTCAATATACAATTGTTTTGCAGTTAGAAAATTGTCGTACCACATTCCATCCGTATCTTGTGGTGTTCCGGAAGTTGTTTGTCTCTTAGTATTGTCTGTGTGCAGAATATCGTTACCCGCTACAAAAAGAATCTTATCAATTGAATAGCCTTTACTCTTTTGAATAATACCAATCAATCCCTCTTTGGCTCTTTTAACTGCTATTTGACAATTATAATCTTCGCCGGTCTCAAATGCGCTCGCTAACTTTCCGATGTGCAAATCTGCGATGTCAATAACCAATAGGTTAGAATCAGTATCCTTAATGCGTTCAATAGATTTGTATTTTGGTGCGTGAATTTTTACCGCTTCAATTGTTTCATTTTTGATTATTTCAAAACCTTGTTCGGATTCGGTTTTAAAGTTTGGATTTTTAAAGAACAAACTAGCTTTATCCGTTTTAAGCCATCCATGTTTAACATCCGCATCGTTTACATCTGCCTCATCCGTTGCTACTTTAATACCTCTATATTGTTGTATTAAATCAATCTCGGAATCATTTAACCGCAATCGTTTATGTGAGCTAATTCCTTTCTTTCTATTGTTATTCAAAATTCTTGTAGTATTACAACGGTTAATATTCTTTTATCCATGAGTTTCAACCATGCTATAAATTGAGCTTCAATATTCCTAACTAGGCAAGCTGTTGACCAACCTCCAATAACTGTACTATGCGCTCCGGCTCTGTGACAATTTGCACCTATTATATCTTTATACTCAGTACCTAGCTCTTCCGCTTTATTATCCTTATCATTGTCACGAAAATACGGAAATCCTTTCGCTTGTCTATATGCCGGCTTACCTTTGTGCTGTCCGTATGCGTGACTATTATATACTATTGTATCCGATTTCAATACTGCGCATCCTAAGCCATTATATTCCGCAAATTTCTTAAGTCCCGTAGCACCCGCGTTCGATGTTCCGGTGCAAACCATTCTAAACTTTGGCTCAGTTCCTGGATAGCATTCAAAGGAATAAACTTTATCGTCAAATCTGTCAAACTCGTCCGCATTGGATCGCACCCAAATATCTAAAACTCCCGACTGCGGAAATCCTTTAAACGAAGGCAAGCTCTTTACCCTTTCTAATAGTTGTGTGTCTGTGTATTTCATCTTATTTTTTTAAAATCCAAATTAATATTCCAATTATAAGTATCACGCAAGAAATCACACCGATAAGTAACTTCAATACTTTTGCTGTGGACTTCTTTTTCTCAACCTTATATTCTACCTTTGTTTTATAACGTAATAATTCGATTGTATCCCTTACTTTACGCCATTCTACTTTGGTTTCATAGCGAGTTTTTGGAATATATACGTTATTCCGTACTAAAATAGTATCAACTTTTGTGACAAAATAGGTTTTAACACCATTGATTATAACCGAATCAATCTTATTTATCGTTATTGTATCCGTTATGGTTTCACATCTCATGCCTTTTGATACCGCTTTATTGTAGTGAAATTTAGCCGAACATCCGGATAGTAGAAACATTGCGTAAAGTGACACTAATAACGTGAAACACCACATTAGAAATTGCTTGTAATTAAATCTCATCCTCTTTTTTTTAGTAAATATAAACTATTTTTCTACTTCCGCCTTAACTTGTTTGATTTTTTTTATGTTACTCATCAACTTATCGATAAACGAATAGCCTTTAACGAGCTTGAACGACTCATCCATGCTGCGAAATTCAATAACAATTAACACCATTGCTAGTAGTTTAGTTGAAACGAACTGAATATTAACGAATAGCTTGGTAAATTCATTTACGATGTGAAAATCAGCAGTAAATGCAATCAAAACAAGCGCAATGTAAGATGTTGCTTTTGGCACTAAACCCTTTCTGCATAATTTGCTACTTACTTTTTGCTTTAGTTTTAAACTTTTCCATATACCAAAACAAGTGTCTATAATAGTGGACAGTCCTACTAAAAAGACCATCCAATATATAGGTGTGAAAAATAGGCAAAGTGGGATTAATAAATAGCTGTAAAGGTAGGTTAGGGATGTTTTCATGGTAGTATTTTAATCTCGATTGGTTCAAATTTTATTAATGGTAATTCTTTTACCCATTCAATATCGCATTGCTCAATTTCTTCAATTGATATTATCCAATTTCCGTTATTGTCTTCAATAGGATTGAAATAACTATCGGTTGCAAATTCAACTCCATTTAATTGTTTTGCTTGTTCGGGTGTTAATTTTGCTACTATCATATATTACGCGATAAACTTGTTTGAAATGCTTGTACTGCAGTGTATAGATTTGCCACTTCTGCATCGGATAAACCATCTCCGATTGAAGCAAATGCACATTCTTTATTTGACCATAAATTATCGTAATTTCTCTTACCAATATGATAAGTTATATTTGGTTTTGTTGTCCCTGCTAAACCTGCTCCGCCATTTAAAATTGTCCCTGAATTTTTAATTAATTTAAAAGCATTTGAAGCAGTTCTTGTATTTACGTACATTCCCCTTGAATCGGAATTTGTGTGCGTAATAAAACTTGCCATGTTCCAGTTATAAGAAAGTGCAGAATATCTTAACTCTAAATCCACCAAAACAGCTCCAGCTCCACCCCCCATCTCAACAGATGAAGTCATTGAATTTGTTCGTGAATAAAATGAAATATGATTAGAATTTATATCAGTCAAATTAATAGATGGATTGTAAAACGTATTTGCAAATGCGTTTGTTCCGTTTGGTAAAGCCCCCGTAGAAGAATGTGTCCAGCCACCACTAAATACTAATCTAAACGCTGCGTTCGTATCTAAAGGATTCTTAAGATTAAATTTATGTTGCGCTGCCGTTCCGCCAACAAAAGGATATAACGATGACATTTTAGTCCAAATAGAATAACCTTTTAAATCCAAAACAAGTTGATTGATAGCATTTTGTTGAATGGGATTTGTTATTGCGGCATTGGTTATAAATAATTGTGCGTCGGGGTCAAAAGACGAATAACTCCAAACCAAAGTACTTCCTATTCTAACTTCATTTACTTGATTGCTGCCTATTTTACAACTGGTAATATCTGTTGTTCCAATTTTCATTATACAATAAAATATAGTGTACTTGCGTTAGGTGTTCCGATAGCCGCGTATTCCGCAGCCGTAACTGTTTGAATGGCATTTGTGTCGTAAGTTGTGCCATCGTTAGCTAATATAGCCTTTTTAGGCTTCCAAACACCATCCGCAAATAAGGATAACACATCGTTTGTTGCAGCACCCGTTGTATTCACATCGTGCAATTCTCCAAGTTCAAAGCCATTAATTACTTCATATAGAATCTTTCCATCCGTTGAAGAAACATCCAACACCTTGCCAACCGAAACCATGTGATTTGGTGCAATTGGTTTTACATTTGTTATATATCCTGCTGTAGTTGGCGACAAATAGATATTGTCTCCGATTACTAATGTATCACTTGTAAATGGATTCGTTGCAGTTGTGCGTGTATCTAAACCAACAAGTAAACCATTTGTAAGCACATTCCCGTTTGCATTGTTTGCAATATTAGCCTCAACAACTCCGAGCGTTTTTGTACTTGTCGCCTCTGCATTTGCTTGTGCTTTTGAAATTAATGCCTTACCGCCACTTGTTCCGGATATATAGACAATTGTACCTTTATAAATAGTTGCGCCCGTTTGATTTCTAACCGCTACGGCAGTAGGTGAAACAGCTCCAAGTATTTCGTCACCCGTAATGGATTTAGTCTCGTAAACACCACCGCCCATATCTTGGGAAATTACAAATAGATCCGTTGCTGAGATGTTCTCGCCTTTAGGGTTTAAGTCACTTATTTTTATTTCCGCCATTTTCTATTTTTTTAAGGTAAACTTTCAATTTTTGAATGTCTTTAATCTTCGGTTTTGTTAGTTTCATATATACCAACCGGTGTAATTATTCATCGAATCGGGTGAAATCTCGTTATTTGAATTTGTATAGTATTCAGGAAATAGCGCATTGTTAAAACTCATATAATCAATGAATCTTTCCGTATAATTCTGTGCTATACTTCTTTCCTTTTCAATAAGAAAATCTACTTCATTCTTTTCTACGTTAACGCTATTTTCGCTGCTATGCTTGTATACTCCTTTATTAGCTATTGTGTACGCTGCAAATGGCATATATTCAACCATAGCCCAATGTATTAACATCGGCTTTAAATAGGTAGTTGTAAGGGATAAATAATTACCTGATAAATTACCTGCAATAATATGTCCTTTAATCTTTTCAAGTAGCTTTGTTCCGCAATAATTCTGCATATGAATATCCTGCGCAATTTTCACAAACGAAATAAATTTGTCTACATCGACATTTCCATTTAATGCTGTATATCTTACGATGTCGTCTCGTGTTATTAGTAATGCTTCTGCCATTATTTCATATAGTTTGGATGATGTCCTTTATTAGGCATATCAATTGGTGCAATCTTGCTTTGTATATTTCCAAGCGGTCTTGGTTTATATGATTTTGGTATTGAAGAAACTTCTTGAGATGAACTTAAAGATTTATCCTCCAAAAATTTACCATCTTTTTTCTTTAATTTATACAATACTTCACTCCAGTAATGGCTACAATTAACTCCTCCCTTAAATTTAAATAAATCGTAAGGTTGTTTTTGATGTCCTAATTCTTCATTTACTCCCGCTCGGCTTGCTCTATCAATATCCTCTAATCTATAAACAACACCTGAATTTGTGCGAGACATCATTTTAACACAGAAATCTCTTGAATTTGCCTTGTTATATCTTTCAGAATATTCGTAACGAACCTTATATATTGACTTATCCAAATTGGATTCTCTACTCGGCTCGGATTTAATTATAGCAGCTAATTGCTCAAGTATATTTTTCTTTTCAAATAATGAATTATTTACCCATTCTTCTGTACTTGAATTTCCGTCTTTCACTTCACGTGCAGAAACTCGCTCCCATTCCTCGCCTAATGTTTCACCTTCTAAATCGTCTAAATAAATATCCAATTCTTCGTCTGAAATAATTGCACTTAATCCAAATGCGTTTGCGTCTTTCAAATTACCACCACCCTCTTCGGGTGCTAATCCAACTAATGCTCTAATTTCGTTTGGAGTCATTGACTCAAGAACTTTATTTGCAACCAATGGAGAAAGTGAGTTAATACCTTCAATTACTTTGCTACCTTCATTATTGGTTAAATCACCTTCCGAATCTAATGGATTTAAGTCTTCAAATTGTAGGTTTAAACTGATTCCGTTAAACGCTAAAATGTCATCGAATGCCTCAAGTATTTCATTTTGCATCGGTGTAATTACCATATTTGTAAATAGGATAATTGAGTTACGTAATTCGTCAGCATTTGAGCCAAATCCGTTTGAACTTGCCACACCAAAAATAAG